GAGAAACATGCTGATTTAGGTGCAGAAATACCCAAAACTCACCCGATTAATTTCGTGGCGATTGATGGGCCCGTAGAAGTTCTAGGCACCGCAACTGGAGAGTGCACAGCATATTCCTCTGTGAAACCCACTATGATTTCGCATTCTGTTACCCGAGTGACAGGGATTCCGAATGAGTGGGGGGCGCCAAAGTTGAATCCATGGTACAATGCCTACCATTTGGACTTGACAAAGAGGGGATCCCAACCCAAGGGATTCAAAGTGAGTGAGCTGCAGGCGGCAGTGTTGGACTTTACGACTACATTCGTTTATGAGTTCAACAAGGCTTCTCCTTCTGTGAAGGAATCTCTCATTCGCGTGCCTTTGAATAGATATGAAACATTATTCGGTGTGGACGGTGTTTCCTTCATTGATAGGATGAAGTTTATCACGGCCATCGGTTGGCCATTCAAAGGTCCTAAGAGCAAGTTCTGTATATTGGATGAAAACGGTGAGATTATTGATTTCCAGCCCTGGGTGTGGGAAGCTGTCTTTAAGGCGAAAGAAGCTTTACTAGCCGGGTTTCGGATCAATGCCACCTACAAGGCACAGATCAAGGATGAGATCACCAAGTTGTATAAAGACGATGGGTCTGAGAACGACAAGGTGAGGATTTTCACTTGTGCTCCTATTGTGCTTCAAATCTTGCTGCGAATGTATTTTCTTCCAGTGGCAGCTCTATTATCAACTTTCCCGTTGGTGTCTGAGTGTGCTGTTGGAATTAATGCTTCCGGGCCGGACTTTGACGAGCTTATTCGTCATTTAGCCCCCAGCAAGGACACGAAGCTCATTGCCGGAGATTTCTCTAAGTTTGACATTGGAATCTCTGCTGATGCAATGGGAGCCGCTTTCCAGGTTATGGCGAACCTGGCTGAGCGCTGTCTTGATTACAGCAAAGAGGATCTTCGTATGATGTCCATGTTGGCAAATGAAGTGATGAACCCAGTGGTTGCGTACCATGGGGCATTGTTGCAGTTATCCGGTTCTAATCCTTCGGGACAGAACATGACTGTGTATGTCAACAGCCTTGTGAACAGCTTGTATCATCGATGCGTGTACAGACGTATATGTGGCGCATCAAACCAACGATTCAGTGACGTGTACCGCCTGACTACGTATGGAGATGATAGCTTGGGTGCCCCAATGCCCGAGATTCAAGATAAGATGACCTTTAACACCATTAAGGCAGCTTTTGAAGAAGTTGATATCAAGTACACCCCGGCAGACAAATCGGAGAACGCGCCCGATTTTGTTTCTCTTGAAGAGGTGGACTTCCTCAAGCGCAAACCAGTTTTCAACAAAGAGTTGGAGATGTGGATGGGAGCGCTTGACATTAAGTCCATTGTCAAATCCCTGCATTGCAGTGCCAGTTCTACCTTGCCACCTGATGCGGCAGCAATCGTGAATTTGGACAATTCCATCAGAGAAATGTTCAATCACGGTCGCGAGTCGTATGAGGATTGGCGGAAGAAAGTGGGCCTGATTGCAGATGATCATAACCTGCGCTACGACTTGTCGTTGCTGGGATATGATTTCGATGCGTACCTTGAGCGTTATAAAGCTCGGTACCTTCGAGACCAACTTTAGTCGGTTATTTAGACAATGCACGGGGGGTTTTACCAACTCTCCCTCCGTGTAGATGACAATGCCGCAATTTTGAAAAGAAGAGGACTCACGTGCATTTTTGATGCAACAGCACGTGTTTTAATATATGTATCACCCAAAGTTTTGATGATTTACAAATGATAAAGTGGGCTCTGCACGACAACCCACTGGTGAAGAAGCAATACCTCCTTGTTCTCGAGGAAGTAACCCAGCTTCGTATGGAATTACGCCAATTAAAAGGTCGAGCGGACCGCATCGATAAGATGTTTGGCAAATTGGAACTCCTACTAGGGGAGGATAAACCCCTGGAATCTCACTCCGAGCCCGCGGTGGCGTCCGAAGGTGAAACCGGACAACACCAGATCACTTCTTTTACAGATTTGGATCCAGGGTACGGAGTGACCATTAAAGGTAGCAAGGATGCTACATTCGACACAGTTCAAGTCGAAGATTCAGGTTTGGCCTCGTTTCTTGCGAGACCAACCAGGATTTACGAAACGACCTGGGACAATACTACTAGTCCAGCTGTCAATGATACTTTCAACCCATGGAAGTTATTTTTTGAGAATCCGACAATAGCAGACAAAATACGTTTCTATAACAATTTGTCTTGTAAGCTTCATGTCAAGTTTGTCATCAATGGTAACTCGTTTTTGTATGGACGGGTGATGGTCTCGTATGAACCATTAGCCACGTCTAACCAGATACCGTTGAGCAACTTTCTTTTCTCAGATTTCATCCTTCGCTCCCAGCGCCCAAAACTCTTGTTAAACCCTACTACCAATGAGGGTGGAACTATGGACCTACCATTTATGTTCCCGAAGAATTACATGAGCATCCCCAATTCCGAGTGGGATGATATGGGCGAAATTTCGTTGTCGGACTTGAATCC